ATTTTGCGCCGCACTTTGATAAGCAGCAAACGCAGGCCCATTACCAGCAACGTTAGTCGATAGCATCGTCTGCGTAACAGTCCCGCTATCCGCAGACGTAATGATGTTGCCTGTCTTAGCTGGCAGTGTCAGCGTATCATTCGTAGTCGTGCCGGTTGTGGCCGCCAACGTGACAGAGCCAGAGCCGGATGAGGGTTTAATTGTTAAAGGCATTATGCTGCTTCCGCTTTGAATTTACAGTTATCCATATGCCACCTATTCATCGCGCTGCCAGATCCTTTTACCCCACAATGCGGGCAAGTTCTATCAATTTTTAGCTTGGCAAGATGTTCGCTAGAGAATGATTTACCCGCCCAATATCCCTGTCGGCCTTTGCCTTTTGAGCCAATTATATCACGAGTATTTTGAGTATGCTTATGACCAAAAAAAGGGTTTTTATCGCCTTTTCTTATCTCAGCCATTCTCTGTTTTGCTTCTTTTGTCCACGCGCTGCCGGGGTGCCCTTTTTGAGCGTCGCTCATTTTCTTGCGAGTAATTTCGGAAATCTTACGATAAATTTTAGGTTTTGGATGTTCTTCATAAAATTTTGCAACTACAGCGTCGGCTTCTTCTTTAGTCGCAAATTTACCAAGATATACGCGCTCGCCGTTCAATGTGGCTCTGGCCTTAAATTTAAAGGCTGATCCTGTGCAATTATTGAAATGCCAGCGATACATTGATGTGCCGCCACCTATCTCATTGCAATGGGGGCACGTTACCTGTTGATGTTTATACCCCCGCAATAAAGCGGATTTTTTTGCTCTGGTTTCCGGGCTTTGATAATACCCATTTGGACCCGCGCCACCTTCAGTCAGATTTACCAGATCGCAACCCTTGTCTTTATAATACCTGACAAGTTCTTGTTCATGCTGAAACGCTGCGTCCTCAGTTTCAAAACGCGAGACAATTTTCATTGTTATGCCGTCAAACTGATTAAATCGTTCCCGCCAAATCCAAGATCTATCGCGCATACTGTATACGCGGCGTCCAGTGCCTTTTCCTACATAAAATACTTCACCGTCAGGAGAAGCGTGTATGTAAGTATAATAGCTCATATTACGGTCCATACCGCCGTGTCACTTACCGTGATTGTTACGCTTGACCCAATCGTAATTGGCCCCGCTGACATAGCATTATAATTTGACGGGACCGTATAGTTAGCCGCGACAGTATTTGGGTTTGTGTGAAATCCATTTGATGCGTTTACAACGAGTGAAGAAAGCGTTCCTGTTGAAGGCGTGTAGGTATAATTCGCATTCGATGTATAGACCGTCGATACGGTGCCAGAAGTTGCCGCCGCAAATAGTGGATACTCAGCGGTCGCGGTCGTCGTATCGTTTGTGATGCTAATTGCGCTTGCGGCAGACGCCCAAGACGTTACGCCAGATCCATTTGTCGTCAGGACATAGCCGTTAGTGCCCGCACTTGTCGGAAGCGTTAGCGTCCAAGCCGCAGTCGCGCTGCTTGAAGACTGCAATGTCGTCGCGTAGGCGCTGACATTAGTATTGGCAAGAACAAGAGCGCCAGCAGTTGTGCTCTGAACACCAAGCGTAAACGTGCCCTTTGTTGTGCTGAACTGCGCTGATTGGCCGCCGCTTGTATAGATCGACAGTGGCAAATAAGTGCCCGTGCCGTTAATGCCAGATACAAGCTGAACATCAGTAGACCCGTTTGTCGCAATCAGGATCTTGCTTGCATTTGTAGGATCGGCAGCATTAGCAGCCTGCCAACTTGCAGCCGTAGATGTCCCATTCGGCAGCGCATAAATGCCAGTAGAAGCATTAGTTGTGCTGGTCTGGAAGCCAAAACGGCTGTTGACTGTCGCGTTATCAAAGTCAGCAAGGAAGCGCGCAGACGTTCCCGTATGCGTTTCATTACCGCTAATCGTTGGCGTTGTAATTGTCGGAGACGTTGAAAACACAAGATTTGTGCTTGTTGTGCCCGTCGCGCCAGAAGCCGTATAGCCCGTAATATTGTTAAAGGCAGTAATGCTTGCTGATGTAGCGTTTGTGCCACCCAAGGATACGGGGATTACGCTATATTCGCCAAGTATGCCTGCGTTATCATAAAGAATACGAGTTGTTGTTCCGCCGGAAATAGCGGTAGTTCCAACCGTCAATGCTCCAGAGAGAGCAGACGCCGCCGTCCAAGTTGTAACACCAGAGCCATTCGTCGTTAAAACATAACCGCTCGTGCCACCACTTGTAGGAAGCGTGAGCGACCACGTCCCGGCAGTAGCAGCAGTTTGTATCGTAACAACGCCGCTCGTTAATCCCGAAAAACCAAGCGTCCCGGCAGACGTGCCAGCAACACCGAGAACAGGCGTTACAGTTAATGAAGGAACGCCGCTGCTATTGGCGTTAAGGATGCCGCCATTTGTTGTTGCAAGCCCTGCAATCGTGTTCGCAGAACTTGAATAAAGCAATTGATTAATCGTTGTCGTAGCAGGATATGTCGCAGTTGTCCAAGATGGGTTTGCGCCAGAGCCCCCGCTTGATAAAAGCTGATTAGCCGACCCTGTTACAATTGTAGCTGGAGCCGCACCTGCGCCCCCACCTACAATTACCGAATATTGAGCAAGAGCTGCCGATGAAGCCATCGTGCTTGTTGAGCTAAAATACGGGACGCCTCCAGATGTTCCGCTGGATAGACCTGTCCCGCCACGATTTACAGCAACCGCAGCACCGTTCCACGTCGCAGAGGTAATTGAGCCCGGATAATCTAATGTATTTGTTGACCAGCTTACATTATTTGGCGCTTGGAAATGAGGGTCCCACGTTCCCGAAGATGTCCCGTTAGCAATTAATACAATTGTTCCGTAAGACCCTGCTTGGAACGTCGAAATTGTTGTTGCGCCAGTATTCTTTACAACGATAGTTCCACTAGACTGATTATTATTGAATGAAAATATTGCGCCTAATGGCAATGTAGTTGCGTCGGGAAGCGTGAATGTTTGACCACCAGACCCCGTAACGACATTAACTGGTGTAGAAGCTGCGGTTAATGTTGTTGTTCCACCAGCAGCCGCTGTGCTTGTTGTTCCTGCAAAAAAAGCATTTGATGTTATGTTAACATTAGCGTCTCTTAATACAACGCTGCTTGCAACAGTCGTCGCACTTGTTGGATATTCACCAACAACGCCAGCATTGTCATAAATGACACGACCAGAAGTTCCGCCTGTAACTGTTGTCGTGCCAACCGTAATCGTGCTGGGGCCAGCTGCGCCGGTCGGACCAGTGGGTCCGGTCCACCCGGTAGGTCCGGTAACTGTTGATGCAGCGCCTGTAGCGCCGGTTGCGCCGGTAGGTCCAGCGGGGCCAGAAGCCGCATTAAGGTTTACTGTCCAAGATGCAAACGTGCCCGTGCCAGTAATTGACGTAATGTTAGCAACCATTGCGCCAGTGGCAGAATTATATGACGTTACAGAGCCCGTCATTAAATGCGTGCCGTCGTAGGCAATGATGATTTGCTGGCCAACGGTATAAGCGAGACCAGTTCCAACTGTCAGAGACTGAGTGCCGGCAGCAATCGTAAGGCTGGTCGTGCTAGTCGTGGCGTAAAGGTTGCCCTGAGCGCCAGTCGCGCCGGTTGGGCCGGTGGGGCCCGTAACTGACGGTCCTGTAGAGCCAGTTGATCCGGTCGGCCCCGTTGGCCCAGTATAACCAGTCGGTCCGGTTACTGTTGACGCCGCCCCGGTCCAGCCTGTGGGCCCTGTCCAGCCCGTCCATCCTGTAGGTCCTGTAACAGTTGACGGAGCCCCTGTGGGTCCGGTTGCACCGGTTGCTCCAGTTGGTCCTGTAACGGTAGAAGCTGCCCCAGTTGCGCCGGTTGGCCCTGTAGGACCAGTAACTGTAGAAGCGGCCCCGGTCCATCCCGTAGGTCCGGTAGGCCCAGTTGGTCCTGTAGGCCCAGTCGGACCGCCAGAAGGCCCCGTCGGACCAGTTGGTCCCACATTCCCCGTTGAAATCCACTGCCCAACCGCAACCGCGTAATAATTCGCAGACGCACCTGCCAACAACGGAATGCCAATGTTCCCCGCAATTCCGTCAATCGTCGAGCCACTAACCGCAAAAATCGTAGCCCTATTCACACCATTATTCATTACAGCCAGAACTGTCCCGGGGATCGCTTGCGGCAGCGTAATGCCCGCACCCGTCGCCGCAACTGACGTGATATTCGTGATCGCTTCCGTGACTAGCGGGGAGGTCGTCGCCGTTCCTCCAACCTTCGCCGTAACAGCCTGCGCCACCGACCAAACCGGATGCGCAGTGACCGTATTTAATTGATTACCGTCAGTAAGCCGGTATCCGGGTGCAAATGGATCTGGAGTCGTCATATCCGCCCTTAATACTGAAGGGTGCCAAGAACTGCAGTGCTAGTTGAAGTAGCACAATAAAGTGCCGAAGTCGATTTCGTCAAATCCAGCGTCACACCCGTCGGCAACGGAAAGCCCGTGGAACTACTCACCCCTGACGGGCCAATATAAATCGTCGAGCCTGACGTATTCGACACAAACCGCCCAGCCTTCGATGTCGTAACCGCCGTTAAAACCTGCACCGTTCCCGCCGTCGTGCAAGTCACCTGCGCAGTAGAAGGCGTTCCACCTGCATACGCTTCACAAAAATACGGCGAATTCGGATCACAAACCGCAACATCACTTTGAATGCCACCATTCGGCGCGGCGAAAGCTCCAGAAAAAGTTGCCAGAAAGAATGCCAAGATTTGAGGTATTTTCCGCATGACTTTTCCTCTAAAAATTTCCTAAAAGGTGAAGGGGGCTAGGCCCCCTTCATACAGGCAAACTTAATTGTAAGCCCAAGCATACGTCGTAGCGCCGCCCGTGTTCGTGCAAACAACTGCACGGGTCACAGCACCAGTCGCGCTCACAGCCGAACCATACGTGCCTGTGCCATAAGCCGTGCCGTCCGTAACAACTGCTCTCGCACCCTGCAGCGCTGCCGTGCATGAAGGCAACGTCGCAATCGTCTGCGTTGATGTCAGAACATACGTCGCAACGCTTGAACCCGAAAGCACATAAGCGCGAAGTTGTGAAGTCTGGATCACTTCCGTCTGCGGCTGAATGCTGCCAGTGATAACCGTGCCGTTCGGGCCCGGATAGCTCTGTGTCAAATTCGTATCAGCTGGGATCGTTTCATTA